GAGTTCTACGTTCTCGGCGACAGCTACATGGGGCAGCGCGACGCACTGATCGACGCGCTCGAGAAGCCCGGCGCCGGGACCTTGAAACACCCGTACCTCGGCTCGATGCGCGTCGCGGTCAAGAGCTTCAGGCTGCAAGAGTCCACCAGAGAAGGCGGCATGGCCCGCTTCTCCGTCGAGTTCGTCGAGGCTGGCGAGCAGCGCGAGCCGCGCGCCGAGCTACAGACGCCGTCAGTCGTCACTGACAGGGCCGACAGCGCCCGCCGACAGGCGGAGTCCGCATTCGCCGACACGTTCAGTACGGATGCGCAACCGGAATTCGTCCGTGCGGCCTCGGAGTCCGTGCTCGAAGGCGCGAGCAGCGCCATCGAGGCGGCGAGCGAAGCGGTGCCGAACCTGCCGGACGGCGCGGCCCAGTTCCGCGATCGCCTGTCGCGATTCTCCAACGGCATCTCGGATCTGGTCCTGAAGCCGCTGGAGTTGGCGCAGGAGATAACCGGCCTGGTCGAAGATCTCGGCGCGATCGCCCAACGCCCGGGCGAGGCGCTGAGCATGTACGACGGCCTCGATAACTTCGGTGTCGACGACAAGCCAATCACCGGCGACACGCCGGCGCGCGACCAGCAGCGCGCCAACCGCGATGCGACCAACGCTCTCATGCGCGACGCCTCGGCCATCGGTGCCGCCCGCACGACCAGCCGCATGACCTGGGACGCCCTCGCCGATGCCGTCGCGACCCGCGACCGCATCGCCGATCGCCTGGACGATCGCGCCGAGACGGCGTTTGATGATCGCTACCGCACGCTCGCGGATCTGCGCGTGGCCGTCATCCGCGACATCACCGCCCGCGGCGCGGATCTCGCGCGCATCGGCTACCACACCCCGCAACAGGTCCAGCCCGCGCTGCTCCTTGCCCACCGCATCCACGGCGACGCCAGACGCGCCCCAGAGATAATCAACCGCAACCGCGTGCGCCATCCGGGATTCTTGCCCGGCGGCGACCCGCTCGAAGTACTGATCGATGATGACTGAAGCGCTTCACGATCCGCATTACCCGCGCGCGCGGGGATGATGGCGCTATGCCCGAGTCGATCCACCTCATCGTCGATGGCCAACGCTACGGCGGCTGGCAAAAGCTGCGCGTGCGCCGCTCCATGCAGCAGATCGCCAACAGCTTCGAGTTGAGCGTCACCGAGAAGTGGCCGGGCACCGAGGCCCGGCGCCCGATCACCGCCGGCGCGGAATGCGAGCTCGCGCTCGGCGGCGATCGTGTCATCGCCGGCTTCGTCGATGACGTGCACCCGAGCTACGACAGCGAGAGCCACAGCGTCACGGTCGCCGGCCGCGACCGCACGGGCGACCTGGTCGACTGCTCCGCGGATGGTGCGCAGGCCAAGGGCAAAGACCTTGCACAGCTCGCGCAGCGCCTGTGCAAACCCTTCGACATCCCCGTGGCCATCGCCCCGGGGGTCAATGTCGGCCCGAAGTTCGATACCTGGAAGCCGGACGAGTTCGCTACGGTCTACGACATCCTCGAGCAGGCCGCGCGGATCCGCGGCGTGTTGCTGGTATCCGACGGCGCCGGCGGCCTCGAGATCACGCAGGCGAGCGATCAGCGCGCGAGTACCGAGCTGGTGCTCGGCGAGAACGTGCTCGCCGCGAGCGCTCAGTTCAGCCAACGCGACGTGTTCTCCGAGTACGTCATACTCAGCCAGATCGCGGGCTCCGACACGTTCAATCGCGAAGACGCCGCGCAAATCGCCGGGCGCGCCGCCGGGGACAACGTGGCCCGCCACCGCCCCAACCGCGCGAAGGCCGAGGAGCCCTCCGACAAGGCCGCCTGCCGGACCCGCGCGAAGTGGAAGCGCAACGTCCACTACGGCCGCAGCCGCCAGGTGCAATACACGGTCGCCGGCTGGCGCGACGGCGGCGACTTGTGGCAGCCCAACCGCCGGGTCCGCATCCGCGACCCGTTCATGGGTCTGGACACGGCTGACGCGGATAGCGACTACCTGATCGCCGACGTCGAGTTCACGCTCGATGACGAGGGCACGCGCACACGCCTGACGGCCATGCCGCCCGAGGCGTTCGCTCGCAAGCAGGTGCCCGAGCCAGGCAGCGAGAAGGACGACGCCGCATGGGGTCCGTGAGCCGCATCGTCGACCACATGACCCGGCCCATCCGCCGGCGCGTGGCCGTGATGGTCAACCGCGCCGTCGTCAGCCTCGTGCACGACGCGCACAAGATGCAGGAGCTGCAGCTGCGCGTGCTCGCCGGGGAGACCATCGACGGCACCGAGCACTACCAGCCCTTCGGCCACACCGCCCATCCGGTACCGGGGGCCGAGGCCGTGCTGCTCGCCGTCGGCGGCGACCGCTCGCACTCGATCGCCGTGGTCGTCGACGACCGCCGTTACCGGCCCACGGATCTCGCCGAGGGCGAGAGCCAGCTCTACAACGCCTTCGGCGAGCAAGTTTACCTGCGCGAGGATGGCACGATCGCTGTCGATGCGCGCTCGAAAGTCGAGGTCAATGCGCCCGACATCGAGGCCAACTGCGACACGGCCGCAGTCAACGCCAGCAACAGCGTCACGGTCGACACCGATGTCGCGACAGTGAAAGCGGCGACCGAGGCGAAGATCGACTCGCCGACGACGACAGTGACAGGTCAGCTGCTGGTACAGGGCGCGCTGGCCGCCCAGGGCGGCATGAGCGTCAGCGGCGGCGGGAGCGGCGCCGCTGCCTCGGTCGACGGCGGCTTCGAGGTCGTCAACGGCGACGTCGAAGCGGACGGTATCTCGCTCAAGACGCACACCCACCCCGGTGATTCCGGCGGCACGACCGGAGAGCCGCAATGACCGATCTCGCCCTCCGCGACCGCAGCGAGCCGGGCGCGCCGCCGCGCTTCGACATCGCGATTGACGGCGCGGATCTAGCCACCGACGGCGGCTTGCAGACAGCAGTGACGATGTCGCTGTTCACGGACCGCCGCGCCGAGCCGGATGACGATATCCCGGACGGCAGCGATGACCGCCGCGGCTTCTGGGGCGACGCCTGGCCCGACGTCGAAGGCGACCAGTGGGGCTCGCGCCTGTGGCTGCTCTCGCGGGAGAAAGACGTCGCGCGCGTCTATCAGCTCGCGCAGCAGTACGCCGAGGAGGCGCTGGCCTGGATGACCGAGGATGGCGTCGCCCGCAGCGTGCGCGTCACCGCCGACCGCCTCCGCCCGGGTGCCCTCGGCCTGCACATCGAAATCGAAAAGCCCGACGGCGAGAGGTACACCGACGTCTGGGGATACACCTTGGAGGCCGTCGCCTAAATGCCCTTCGCTCGCCCGACCCTTGCCGAGATCGTCGAGCGCACCCGGGCGGACCTCGAGTCGCGCCTGCCGGGTACCGACGCACGGCTGCGGCGCTCGCTGCTGCGCGCGCTTTCACGGCAGCAGGCTGGCGTGGCGCACGGCAACTATGGCTATCTCGACTGGATCGCGCGCCAGATGCGCCCGTCGAGCGCGGACGCCGAGATTCTCGACGAGTTCGCGGCGCTCTATGTGGGCTCGCGCGTAGCGGCCACCTACGCCACCGGTGCGGTTGATCTCACTGGCACCGATGGCAGCGTCATTCCGGCTGGCACCACGCTCGAGACCGGTGACGGCATCCAGTACACGACCGACGCCGACGCCACGATTAAAGGTGGTAATGCCCAGGCAGACGTGACGGCCGTCGAGCCCGGCGAGGCCGGCAACCAGCCCGCCGGCGTGACGGTCTCGCTCACGAGCCCGATCGCCGGCGTCGAGTCGCAGGCGACGGTGGCCGCGGGCGGCTTGGACGGCGGCGCTGATACGGAGACTGACGAAAGCCTGCGCGCGCGGATCCAGAAGCGCCTGCGCGAGCCGCCCCAGGGTGGCGCCAAGCGCGACTATCGCCAGTGGGCCCTGGCCGCACACCCGGACGTCACCCGCATCTGGGTCGCCGGCCAGGAGAACGGCCCGAACACCGTGACGGTGCGCCTCATGACGGACGAGGCGACCTCGGATGGCATTCCGACGCAGCAGGTCGTGGACGCGGTCGCCAGCTATATCGAGGAGCGCCGGCCCGTCGCGGCATCGGTTTCGATCGTGGCGCCGACTCCGGTCCCCTACGACTACGAGATCACCGACCTGGAACCGAACACCCAGGCGGTGAAGGACGCGATCGAAGCCGAGGTTGCCGACATGATCCGCCGCGACAGCGAGCCGGGCGGCACGACCCGGGTCACGCACCTGCGCGAAGCGATCTCGATCGCCGCCGGCGAAACCGACCACACGCTGGTCTCGCCCACTGCGGACAAGACCCACAGCGTTAACGAGATCGCGGTGTCCGGCACCGCGACGTGGAGCTGACCGGTGCGAGGGCGCAGCGCCGAAGCGTATCGCGACGAACTGCTCGCCCTGCAGCCGCCGGGTCTCGCGCTGCCGGCCGAGCCTGACAGCACCTGGGCGCAGCTACTGCTCGCGTTGGCCGGCGAGTGGGCGCGCGTCGACGGCCGCGCGGCGACCTTGGTCGATGAGGCCAATCCTCGCACCACGCTCGAGCTGTTGCCGGAGTGGGAAGCGGAGTTCGGCCTGCCGGACAAATGCAGCCTATTGGCCCCGCAGACAATCGACAATCGCCGCGCCGCGGTCGTCCAGCGGGCGACCAGCGACGGCGGCCAATCGCGCGCCTACTTCGTCGGCGTGGCCGACCGTCTGGGCTTTCCCGACGCGGAGGTCATCGAGTACGAGCGCCACAGCGTGGACGCGGACGTCGACGAGCCGCTCTACGGCGAAGCGGCCGCCTACGCGTGGACGCTGCGCGCACCGCTGCCGCCGATCGACCAGATGACCGTCGACTCCGACGTCGACGCCGCGTTGGGCGAGAAGGCGCAAACGGCGCGACTGGAGTGCACCATCCGCCGCCTCGCCCCGGCGCACACTACCGTCCACTTTGACTACACCTGAGAGACAGCCGTGGCCGAAACACGCAACTACAAGACGAACGCCGCCGGCTCCCCGCCGAGCAAGCCCAGCTCGCCGAGCACGGGCTACCCCCAGACCGCCGTCAAAGGCGTAACCGAGGCAACCGTTCCTGGTCCCTACTGGTATTACCAGATATCAGAGGAGTTGCGGAATCTCATCCTCGCCGGCGGCCTCACCCCCGATCACGCACTGGTAGACCAGGCCAGTGCGGTGATTGAGAAGGTATTCGGGCGCACCAACAGCGGCGATCCAAACGGGGTCGTCGCCGCCGACCGGCTGCATGAGCGCTTGTGGGACACGAGTGCGGCCTTGCCCGAGCTCTACATCGCCACAGCGGCGGATGGGACGGTCGGGGGCACAACTTGGACGCCGATACACGAGACGATGCGAGCGCTGAAGCGCGATCCGGCCACCGCAACGGATGCGGGAACTGACGCCTACCAGGTGCCGCTCGGCTTCGCTCTGGCGGCGGGGGAAGTGTTCCAGGCCGTTGTGGCTGGCGCGAACGGCACCGACGCGCCGACGCTCGAAAACACCAGCGGCGCTCCGAGCGGCGGAAAGCCTGTTGTCGACGCATCTGGAAACGCGTGGGTAGGCGCGCTCGAAGCCCGTGCGCATTCATTCCAGTGGGACAATGCGAACGACCGATACATCGTCTTAGACCCGAACCGATCTGGATGGGTGCTCCTAGCGAGCGCAGAGGCAAACGACGACTCCTCCGTGGACTTCACAAAGATCGATACGACGTACGACACCTACGCCTTTGTCGTGGAGGATGCGTGCCCTGTTAAGAACGACCGCAACCTGCACGTCGAGACCTCGTCAGACGGTGGCAACAACTTTGACGCGGCCTCGGGTGATTACAAGTTCGTGCGCAACCAGGTGGACGCTGGCGGCACCGATCACGGGTCGGCATCTTCCAACGCCTCCGGAGTTTCGATCGTTAATAACATAGGGGACGCGGCGAGCGGGGGCGGCGCCTCAGCAGTCCTTTATCTTCGCGCGCCGTCGCTTATCCGCAGGACCCGTATGGATTGGATCGGGTCTTCAATGGAAGCCACCAATGCCCACGTGTGTCGCTTAAATGGGGCGGCGCAGCGGCACAGCTCGACAGCCGTCGATGCCTTCAGGTTCCGGTTCAACACCGGGAATATCGATACCGGGCGGTTTCGCATGTACGGGGTCAGGGGGTAACGATGCCACTCACAAAGCTAGTAAACGGAGAACGCGTCGAGCTGAGCGCCTCTGAAGAGTCCGCCGTTCGGGAGCAGTGGGAGTCCGCCCCGGTCCTTGATGAGGTCCACCGTGAGTGTGTACAGGCGATTGACCAAGCTGCAAGCCGCGCGCGCGATCGCTTCATCACCAGCGGCGTCGGTCAGTCCGCTGTCTACCTGTCCAAGTACGACGAGGCGAGATCGTACGTTGCTGCGAGCAGCCCCACGGCTAAGGACTACCCGTATCTGAGCAAGGAATCCGCGCGTCGCGGCATGACCATCGGTGACCTAGCGGACGAAGTGATCGCCCGTCGCAATCAGTGGACAGACCCGCCCGGTTCCGATATCGAGGCCGAGCGCGTTGGCGGCAAGGATGATGTGCGCGCCGCGAGCACCTTAGACGGGAAGAAAACCGCAGCCGATAACGCGATCGCCGCGCTCGACGGGATCCGGCCAGCGTGAGCGGAGCGGAGGTCCTCCACATGGAGAGCCTCGACATCCGCTACACCGTCGGCGGCGAGGACGGCTCCGAGGCGACAGAGCTGCTCATCTGGAACGAGAACTGCGAGCAGCGCCGCCGGCGGGCCGGCAACCTGGAGATGTTCTAGGCCTGCTCCGCGGGCGTGCAAGGCCTGTGCACGCGCCCTGCAGAGGGCCTGCGACGGCTGTTTAGGGTAGGCTTCGCGGGGCGTCGTAGCGGGGGAGTTAGGCCCGGCGGGCCGTGTCACGGAGCAAGTGTCCCGGTGTCACAGACCAAGTGGCCGCCTACAGCCACCAGCTCGCCGGGATCGGCGCACATGCGCACCTCGGGAAAGACGACACCGGCGCGCACGTGCTGCGCGAGACCGCCAATGCGGGCCTGCAGGCCCGCCCGATCGAGCCACTCTGCCTGCACCCCCTGGCGCGCCTGCGCCGCCACGCTCGCCCGCGCGGCACGCTCACCGGCCTTCGTTTCGAACACCGTGGCCCAGCCGGTCGGGCGGATGAGTGCCCCGGCCGGCCGACCCGCGGCCAGGGTATCCAGCGCCGACAGCGCCGCCGCATGCAGCGACGTCAGCGCCGCTGTTGCGGCGCGTACGCGGGCCGGGCGCGCCTGCGCCGCGAAGCGCAGCAACCAGGGCGCGAGCGCGGGCACGGCGCGCCAGTCCAGGCGCAACGGGCTGGCCGGGGCGACGAGCATGCGCGGCAGAGCCTGCAGGGTGCCGGGGGTCGCTATGGGCAAGACACTGTCGCAGGCGAAGACCCCGGCATTGCCCCACGAACAACCATGGCCGGGCGGCTGCGGATCCAGCACGCGCACACGGTGACCGTCGCGCTGCAACCAGCGGGCGCAGCTCACACCGACAATGCCCGCCCCGATGACGGTGACGTCGCGCCCGCTCATAGGCGAGGCTCACGGCGCACCGGCCCAGCCGGGCTATGACAGGGCCCGCCAGGCCACCGAGACGCCCAGGTTGTAGGCAATGGCCGACGCATCGGCTCCATCATTCCATCGAACGCCGCCCTAAGCGAGGGTCAGCCCGGCGCCCAATCGCCCCAGAAGCCTGTCCGAGCAACCTGCGCCGTAGCGAGCGCGTGAGGCCGCGCGCACTCGGTGTCCGGTTCCTCGGACAGGCTCCCAGCCGGGGCGCTGTAAGCGATCATTCCAGGCCGTGTTGACGCCGCGCTGAGGCCGTGGCCGGGAACGGGATTGGCGCAGTTCAGCGAGCCGAGCCTATTCACCCGCCCTGAGCGGTTCGACGATATCGCCGAGCTAACCAGCGCGAGACATGCGCCTCTGGTTGAGCGCCGTGTTATGTGCTACGTGGCCTGTTTGGATATCTCTCTGGATGTTCAATGATATCCTCCGTGAGATCGACGTCGATATCCGGCCAATAAAAATGCCCCGGTGAAGGTTCTTGAATGTTCAAATCATCCTTCACGGGTTGCTCCTTGAACCATGGAAACTCGTCATAAGGCATAAACACTTCTTTATCATGACTGAGCATCCACACGCCATGAGTCAAGATATGAGTCACCTCAACCGCCGAAATGCTGTTTCCAGGCACTGAGACGTTCATGGTGATGATCCTCAATCAACGATTCGATCTCTTTCAATTGATACCGGCTATACCGGTAGTTTTGATCAAGCCCCAATTCCGGTGCGAGCCAGAACTTCGCTTCGCCGTCATTCGAGACCACATGGACATGCCTGCGCGACTCCTCACGCGAGAAAACGAAGAACCGATACCCTTTCTACCGAAATACCGTTGGACTCATTCAAATGTCCTGCACATGACGATGAAGCTCAGCCGCGCCGGCACCGCCGCACGGTTCCACCGTCGGTTGCAGCGCATTGTTAGGGGCAGCGATGAGCGATAACCTGGTGCCGCATCAGATCCGTCAAGGCCCCATGACTGCCGAGCCCTTGCAACGCCTACGTTCCCAGATTCTGGCGCTTTCGGAGGCCGAACAGGCGGAATTGGCCCATGACCTGATCCAAAGTCTCGACGCGCCCCGAGACAATGGGGCTGAAGAAGCCTGGGACCATGAAATTTCGCGGCGAATCAGCGAACTTGATGCCGGAAAGGCGGAATTGGTGGACCGGGTCGAATTTCGAAAGAGAATGCGCGCTAACGTAGAGCGCCGGTAGTTCACAAAGTACGAATTCTCCCGCAGGCCGCGGACGAAGCCGAAGCGGCGCCTGATTGGTATGGAGCGGCAGGACCTCGGCGCTGAGTTTGCCGACGCGATTGAATCTGCCATGGATGTTGTACAAGACGGCTTCCTTCCCCTTTCTCCTATGCCGGGAAGCTCCGGCCGTAAGGGCGCAAAACGCGTTGTTCTTCGCCGTTTTCCGTACGACCTCGTTGTCGTCCAACGCGGCGATGAACTGATCGTTGTGGCGTTTGCTCATTATTCTCGAAAGCCTGGTTACTGGCGAGATCGTACTAGCCCCTAACGCAGAGCTAGCGTGCCGGGTGGAGGGAAGCGTAACCCAGTCGCATTGAGCGCCGTATTAGAGCCCGAGGCCTTCACAGAAGCTCTAAGAATACATCAACGGACAGATGAGCCTGTTTCAGGATCTGCGAAAGCGTTGAACGCTTAATCGGGCGGTGCGCGGGCACAGTGATTTTCAATACTTCATCGCGAGTGTGCTTTTGAAGCCGGATGTGGCTCCCGCGTTGCCGGACACCTACCCAACCGTCTCGTTTCAACGCCGCAACTACCTTGTCGTAGGAAAGGCTTGGCACCTTACTCATACGGCCATTTCCATAACCTCCGAATCTGGGCCATAGTCCGCGTCATCTTCGACTGACTCCAAGTACAATTCGACGGCCTCTCTAATGTTTTGTAAAGCTTCGTCCTTGCTCTCTCCTTCGCTGATACAGCCTGGAAGACTAGGCACATACGCCGTGTACCCACCTTCCTCGCTTGGCTCTAGAACCACTGATAGTTTCATATAGACCTCCACACTCCGCGACTCTGCACCACTCTAACGCTGGCGCTTAGCCGCGCAGCTTTGCTGCGTCGACTGCAGCGCTTTGTTATGCGTACACCAGACGGCCCTTAGGCTCAGGAACCGGGCGTCCGAGTTCCTTCGCCGTTTCGATCCATTCCTCGATCACCTGCTGAGCATTACCAACGGCTTCCTCGTAGGTCTCGCCATCTGCCATGCAGCCTGGCAACTCCGGAACCTCGACAATGAAACTGCCGTCGTCCTGGCTCCAGTATATTATAAGCTCGTATTTAATCGACATCGGTCCCTCCCAGCCGGTACTTGACGAGTATAGCTCTGACCTGCTTTACCTGATATGGCTTGGCCTTGGCGTCCTTGGGCTGGAGATTCAGAATCTCCTGTACATCACCCCGCGTGAATATGTGGTGACTTCCTCTGATCCGTTCATCAAAGCCTAACCGTAACAACAGCTTGCGCAGCCCCGCGAACTCGACATTCGTGTCAGAACCGCCGGCTAGAATTTTCTGCTTCAGTTTCGTGTATTTGCCCATCGAAGCGAATTTCCTTTTCCAGGTTCTGTGTTGGCTGCATAACGAAAGAGCTCACCCGCGCCGGAACCGCCCCGCGGTTCCGGCGTCGCCTCGAGCGCATTGTTAGTGAGAAACGCCGAATTCCTCGTAGGCGCTCCGCAGAACCCGTCCGGTCTCGGCGGGCAGCCGATCCGCTGCCAAAAGCAGTAGCCGACCAGCCGCCGTTCTGGAGCACGACACCCCTTCGGCCTGCAACGCGCGTCGGCCGTTCTACCTAAGCGCCGAACGAAGCGCGACAGCGCAAGCAATGTCATATGCCCCATTGCCTTCCTTAACCTCGATACTCAACCCCTACACCGGCACTTTCTCGCTAACGCATAGCTAACGTGCTGGGTGAAGCGAACCGTAACCCAGTAACGTTGACCGCCGTGTTATACGATCTATTCCTCAAAGTAATCGGAATCCAGAGCTTTGACTTCATAGGTCGTTAATTTTTGCAATCCTGGCGTTAAGGCTTTTTGTTGTACGCGAATTAATCCCGCGAATCAGTATCTCTATGCAGAGCAGGCTTACGCTTTCCAGCTACTGCTATTCCTCCTAGTGCAATGAGGGAGCCGGCCAAAGCAGCTGGGACGATCGCTTCCCCGGCTGAACGCACTGTAGGTTCGTCCGCGGCGATAAGCGCAACAATGGCTGAAATAAGCCAAGCCGCTACAAAGCCTACCGCGAGTGTGATTCCCGTCAATCTAAGCTTTTTTAGAAACAGTGCCCCGACCCAGTAGATAAGAAGACTCGCAGGTAGTGCCTGTGCCATCAAATGCGCGAAGGCATCTCCCATTTTTTCTCCTATGATTGTAACTCTTTCGTATAACGCATAGCTGAGGCGCGCGAGCTTTGCGGGCGTCGCCTCGAGCGCCGTGTTA